AAACCCCCCTGCTCCAGCACCGCCACCGTGATTTGAACCAGCTCCACCTCCACCTGCTACTACTAAATATGAAACTTTATTATTATCAGCAACTTTACCTTGAGTTACTACAAAATTTCCATCTCCTGTAAAAGTGTGTATTTTATAATCTCCACAAGTTGTTTCAGTTCCGCCTGATCCTGAAACGAAATTAGGCTCACCTGTTACGTTAGATGTTGAATCGTGTATGTCTTGCCAACCTTTTGTACCGTCGACATAAATTAAAGTTACTGATTGGGATTCTGTGCTTAAGGTAGTATTAAAAGCACCACCATTTATATTGGAACCATTTCTACAAATGGTAACTGCATTACAATCCCACTTATTGGCATAGTCTTTAAACGCAACTATATCTCCTTGCGAAGGGGAACCTGGAAGTGTGACTGTAATCGTTCCTGACGTGGTGTTAACGAAAAATCCACTGCCGTTTGTTGCAGTAAAAGGGCTAGTCTTTGCTGTTGTACACCAATTGACTGTCCCAGTTCTACCAAAACCTGTCTGTGTTGCTCCTGATGCAAGATTAACAGCACCACCACATCTACCTAATGTTACTGTTGCACCATCTGCAACAATAGTTTGACCAGATCCAGAACCAATGGTTACTGTTGATCCACATTTTTTTATAATATTAGTTCCGTCTGAAACTTTTTTTATATTATCTACTTTAATCTCACTAGTCATAATTAATTTTGAAACTTATATCTTATTAAAACGTATCCAGATCCACCAGTTCCTCCTGGGACTCCACAACTTGGTTGATTGTAACCACCACCGCCACCACCGCCACCAGTGTTAGCAACTCCAGCAGTTGAACCACCTCTTAAAGTAGATCCGTCTCCACCGCCACCATCTGCACCAGCTCCACCATTAAAACCACCTGGTCCCGGAGCATATCTTCCTGAACCACCTCCGCCGCCACCAGCGAAAATTCCACCTACGCTTGGTCCAGTAGTTCCAGGGCCATCAGCAATATAAAAAGGTTGAGGCGCGCTTCCGAAAACAGGTGTTACTGTAAGACCAGCTCCTCCTGCTCCTCCAGGTCCAGATACTGGAAATGTTCCTGAAGTTCCAACAGCATTCGCTCCGCCGCCACCACCGCCAGCAAATAATTGACCACCCGTTGCGGTTCCGTTCCCACCATTGTTTCCTTGTGGTGGGCTAACATTAGGAGTATTACCATCACCTCCGGCAACGTTTCCACCTGAACCTGGAGCTGTTCCACCACCACCTGAACCTCCATCACCAGAAGGACCACCTTGACCACCAGCAGCAGATGTTATTGTACTAAATACTGATGGATTTCCAGCTCCATGTGCTGCACCTCCAGCACCTATTGTTATTGGGTAAGTTTGAACTGAAACGGGTAAACCTGCAGCTACTAAAGGAGGTGAGCCTGGAGAGCATACTGATCCAATTCTAAGACCGCCAGCGCCTCCGCCACCAACTCCTCCACCACAACCGGGACCACCACCTCCACCACCAGCCACTACTAAATAATCTACTGTGTTAGATCCTGCTGCGTTTCCACCAGCACTAACTGCAAAACACCCATTACCTGTAAAACTGTGAATTTTAAAATCTCCAACTGTAGCAACTGTTCCACCTGTTGCTGCAATATATTCTTTATTTTCTTTTGATCCTACTTGATCATGAACAGGCACCCATCCTTGAGTTCCATCAACATAAATTAAAGTAACAGATTCTCTTTCTTCATTAAGAAGACCACAATTACAAACTCCTTGAAATTTAGAACCACCTCTACCAATGATAATTTCTTTACATGCAGTAGCGGCTGTTCCAGCATAATCTGCTATGGAAACAATGTCTCCAGCACTTGGTGACGATGGTAAAGTTACCGTAACCGTTCCACCTGTGGTATTTACAAAAAATCCTGAACCACTTGTTGCAGTAAAAGGCGATGTCTTTGCAGTTGTACACCAATTAACTGTTCCAGTACGACCAAAGCCTGTTTGACTAGCACCAGTTGCTAAGGCTACTGTTTTACCTGAACTACCTAAAGTTAAGGTAGAACCACATTGTACATCTACTGTATTTACTTCTATTTTACTCATTA